CGCTCCGGCAAGGTTACTCGCCGCATTGTCGATCGCCGTCTTGATCGCGGTCCGGAGGGCATCCGACTGATCCTGCGCGGCCTTCTGGGCGGCGATGATCTGCTTCTGGGCGAGATCGTTGACGGTGTTCGCGCCCTTGATGAACTCGCCCGCCTGCGCGGCCTGCTGCTCTGGGGAGAGCATCCCGAACGCGTCGCGCATATCCTGGTCGATCTGCGTCGCGAGGCGGTCGATCGTGGCGGCGTCGGTCGTCGAAGCGAGTTGCTTCTGGAGTGCGGCCGCCTCGTCGCGCAGATAGTTGTATTGTCCAGCCTTGTCGAGCCCGGCGAAGGTATAGGTCTTGATCGACGACGCGAACATGTCCTTGATCGTCGTCTTCAATTGTTCGAGCTGGGCGATCAGGGTGACGACGTTCGTGTAGTAGGCCTGCGTCGCCGTAGCGAGGTCGGTCGTAGCCGCCCCGGTCGAGTCGTAGGTCGCGAGCAGATCGAGGAGCGCCTGCCCTTGTCGCGACAGCGCCCCCTGCGCGCCGGTCGCCGCATCGGCGACGGCCTTCAACGCATCGTCCATCGGGTTGGCGTTGAAGACGTTGTAGAGGTTGAGATACGCCTGCGAGAACGTGAGCAGGTTATCGGCGAGGTCCGAGGTCAGCGTCTCCGGTGCGATGCTGGCGAAGAGTTTAGACAGCGTGCCGGGTAGGTCGGAGCCCTTCAGCGCGGCGATCAGCGCGCGTTTGTTTTCCAGGGCCATCGCGTCGGCGAGCGCCTGTGTATCCTTCCCGAGATTGTCGAGCACCGACTGATAGACCTGCTTGCCGGCGACGAACGCCATCGTCACCAGGCGATTAGACGCGGTGCCCTGCGGGTCGGTATCGAAGCCCTGGCGGAAGATCGCCGAGCCCTTACCGCCGAATGCCTTGATCAGCGTCGAGTATGCCTTGTCGTTGGCGTCGATCAGCGCCTTGACCTGGGCGTTTCCTTGCGCGGTATCTTCGCCGGGGAAGAAGGAATAGGCGGCGCCGCCGGTCGTATAGTCGCCCGCTTGCTTCGGCCCGCCCTTCTTGCTGTTGAGCCAGTTGAGGATCAGACCGCCGCCGACGGCGAGGATCGTGCCGACGATCGGGACGGCATTCGCCGCCATCCATGTCGCCGTCTCGGGCGAGAATCCAAGGCCGAGCCCGAGGTTTCCCATCCCAGCGGTAAGTCCAGACGAATCAGCCAGTCCTCCAAGCAGCCCGCCGAGACCGCCAGTGCCCCCTAGAAAGCTGCCGCCCATGTTCGACGACGCGGCCGAGGCGAGCGAGGCCGTAGACCCGGCACCGCCGGCGACGATATTCAGCACCCACTTCTTCGCCATCCAGTATGCGAGCTCGAGGAACAGGCTCCGCATCGACTCCTTTATCCGGTCGAATACGCTCTTGCTGCCCTCGTAGATGTGCGTGAACGCGTCGTGCGCGGCGTCGTCGATCTTGCCCCAGAAGTCGATCTGCTGCTGCAGCGCCTGCTTGGTATCTACCGCGTCGTTGATGCGCTGCGCGTAGTCCTGATAGAGGGCGCTGTTCTTTTCCAGCCCCTTTGATTCCAGTTGCATTAGCAGGGTCGCTTTCTCCCGCTCGGCATTCGACATCGTCATCGCCTTGACCTCGAATTCCAGGTCTTCGACGATCTTGATCCGATCCTCGATCAGTTTCTGTTTGGCCGTCGCGAGCTTGTCGTCCTCCTCAATCTCCTTCATCGTCCATTCGGTCAACTTCTTCGCGGCCTCGGCCTCGGCTTTCATTGACTCTTCGTGTGCTTTATCGAGGTCAATGCGCTTCGCCATGTTGAGGATGCTGTCGAACTCGACCTTCTGGCGAGCGGTGAGCGTGGCGAGGGTGTCTCCTGAGAACTTGTTGAAGAGCTTGTCGACCTCGGTCCACTTCTGCTCGGTCTCGAGCGCGTTCTGCATCGACTTCTGCTCGGCGTCTAGTGCCTGCTGCACCTTGTCGATTCCGGTAGTGTCGCCGCTGGCAAGGCTCGGGGCGATAGGCTTCTGCTGCAACTTTAGATCGCGCGCGTCTCCAGTAAACCCCATCGACGCGACGCTTCGCATGATGGCGGAATCGCGCATCGAGATCAGGACGCGCAATTCTTTCTCCGCGTCTGATAATTGCTTCGTCCACGATGCCACTCCGGCGTCATACCAATTCTGCGGATTGGACTTGATCTTGTCCTGCAACTCGCCGATCTTCTTTGTCGTTGCGTCAATGGACGGACCGATCCGATCCGCATATGTGCCCGCAACGATAAACGAGTCGAAGAATCCGAGCCCCTCCTGGCGCGCCTTTATGAAGGCGGCTATCCCGGTCTCAAGCGCCGGGACCAGATCGCTCAAGATGATGGTCTTCAGCGTCGTCATCTCGACGCCAATGAGGCGGATCTGCCGCTCCAGCCTTTCGGATTCTTCGGCCTGTTGCGTGGTGACCGTGGCAACGACGTCCGTATTCGTCGCCATGTCGTGCAGCATGGCGTTGACTTCGTAGCCGCTGCGGCGAAGGATCGCCTGCGTCAGCGCAGCCTTGTTAGAGCCGTCGGCATATCTATCGAGCGCAACTGCAACCTGTTGTAACGCCTCCGCCGGGTCTTGCGCCGTGACGCTGAGCGCCTTCAGCGCATCCTGCGCGACCTTGCCGCCCTGCCCGACGCCGGACATAGCCGCCGACATCCGGTAGAGGAGAGCGGACATCGTCTCGACATCGACGCCGGCGACGCGCGCCTGGTTGGCGATGCGCGAGAGGTTCTCGACCGACGATCCGGTAGCCTTCGAGAGCTCGTTCAGATGCGCCGCGGCATCGACCGTCGACTTGGTGAACTCGACCAGCCCCGCGACCGACAAGACAACGCCGAGCGCGGCGAACGCGGATTGGGCGACGGAGGCGAGGCCGGTAAGCGACCGCTCGACGCCGGAAATGACCGCCGTCGCCTGGTCGATCGCGGTTATTCGGATTGCCGGGGCGTCAGGCATCTATGACCCCGATGCAAAGATCTGCCGCTGCAAGAAAGCCTGCTCCGACTCGCCTTCCTGCCGAACGATGGGCACCGCCGCTTTCTGCTCTCGATGCCACGGGAAGAAGTCCAGGGGGCCGAAGAAGGTTCTCGCGCCCTCGCCCTGGTTGATGTTGACCGTCGTCGCGGCGGCTAACCCCGCGCGCATATCCTCGACGATTCCACCGAATGGCTCCAACTGTGAGAATGCGAGCCATTCGGTGATCTCCGAGGAGGGCAGGGTATCGAGCATGGTCGCGACCCCCATGCCCAGTTCACGGGCTAGGCGGAAGTAGAAGCGGCGGGCGGGCCGCTCTGTAAGTTTTTTGCTGCGGCCTCCACCGCGGCCGCGTCGAGACCGTTGAGCTTCTGCGCGGCCTCGAACAGTTTCGCAATGACCGATGCTGGAGCCTCGTCAGAGAGTTCTGCTATCTGATCGTCAGAGTAGACCCGCGCTCCGGCGTCATCCACTAAGCACATCGCGACCAGGCGCGCGCGAAGATAGAGCGGCTCGACCGTGCGCTTGCCGTCCACCTCCTTGAACGCCGCGATCTCGAACCGGTCGCGCTCGGTGCCGGACATCTCCCGCAAGCGGAACGTCCCGACCTCGTCGAGCTCCACGTCCACCGTCTTGCGGGGGATTGTCTTGAAGACGTCCCGGCCTGCGATCTTTCCGTTGACCTTCACGATCAGCTCGCGTAGAAGGTAGCCGAGCCTGCGGTCTGCGTGATCACCGCCTGCGTCGTCACCTTGTCCTGCGCCGTTCCGCCGGGGATGCCGCTGAATCCGACGTAGCCGTTAAAGCACATGATCTTTCCGCCGCTGCCGAAGGTAAAGCGGAACGCCGCCGCCGATTGCGAGTCCGTCGCCGCTTTCATGGCGATCTGGCCGGCGTCCGTCGGGTCCCAGATGTTGTCGAAGGTGAACGTCGCGGCATCCGGCAGCCCCGGCACTTGCGACTTCGCGTTGACGTGGATCGTCGTCGTGTCGAGGAAGGCGTACGTCCCGCCGGAGGTCGACATCGTCAGCGCCGTCGTGATGCTCGTGCCGAACGTGATCTTCTTCGCGGTGCCGCTGGAGAAGGCCGAGAACAGTGTCGTGTCAACGCCCTCGAGCGCGAACGTATCGGTAGCCACGCTGGCGACGCGCACGACCTTGCTGTCGACCTGGTACATGCCCTGCACAGCCAGCAGAACGTAATCCCCGTTTGAATAACCGTGGGCGGTTGACGATACGACACCGGGGTTCGCCAGAGTGATCGCCGTGATCGTTTTCGAGGCGGCGAGCGCAGACTGCATTGCGATTGCCACATTCGACCATTTCGTGACGGTTGGCATGATTCAATACTCCTTCTGTTGGTCAAAGCGCCACGTCAGGCGCACCTGCTGCAGTTTGGTAAATCACCTCGAACGTCATCTCTGCCGTCCCGGTAGGCTGTTCGGATGTTCCCTCTAGCGTGATGGTCGTCGCAGTCAATACAATCGAGCGCGCCAGCGGCTCGAGCGCGGTAGTGGTCAGCGCGGTCTCCACCTCCTGGCAAATCTGATCGAGCTCGTCGTCTAAACCAGAGACCGAGGCGGCGACCGCTTCGATGCGGAGCGTCAAATTGCGCTCCGAAATCGTCGGCGGCGTGAACGTAATGGCCGACGACGTTTCGTTCTCCGAATAGATAAGCAGACCAGGCAAGGTCTGGGTTTCCAGCGGGTAAACCCGCGACTTGTAGACGCGCCCGGCCGTCGACGGCAAGCCAACGAGCAACCCGACAATGGCGTCGCGTATCTGACGGCGAACGTGGAAGGCCATATCTCATTGCCTCTCCAGGCGCAGAGCGAGAATGCCGGTGCCGTCGGGTTCGACGCCGACAACCTTGTAGGTCTCCCCACGAACAACAAAAAACAGCGTGTCGCTTTGCCTAATCGACGGCAGGTCGGAAGCGTTGCATGTGAATACCGGCGCGCTCCCTTGGACTGCATTGCCCAATGGCTCAATATAAGCAAGGTCGAGATACCCGCGCACCGTCCCGCCGCCGTTGTAAATCGCGACGACGGAATCCAGATCCGAAAAGAAAACCGAGCGGTCTTCGACGAAGGCCACGGTCAGACCGATCCTGCCGGTTGGTCAGGCTGGTATGCAACGGACGCGGCAACGAGAACCGGCCCGGTCGTAATCGTTCCGACGACGCGAATAAATCCGTTAATGCTTCCCGCGTTGATCGTGCGGCGCTGGATAGTATCGGCCGAGACCGTGCCGAAGGCGCCATCATCCGGCGTAAACGCAGCGCCGCCAGTACCGCCGCTGTCCGTAGCGTGCTCGACCGTCCAAACGATCGCGCCAGTGATTGCTCCCGTATTGACCGCGATCGAAATATCTCCCTCCGCGTCGGTAACGTCGATCCAGCTACCCGTCGCATTCGCGGTCGCCGCCGCCGACTTTGCGGTCAGCAGAACCTTGCTCGTCAAACCTTGCAGTCTCATGACTTGCTCCTCTTCTCGGCGTCCGCTTCGTCCTTGATGACGGCCTTATCGGAAGCAGAGCGCGCGGCGTCCTGCTTCTTGACGTTCTCCGCCTCTTTCGCTACGGCCGCGCTCGGCACGCCGGGCACGGCCTTGTCCTCTACCGTAACCGGCTCCGGCTCGGCTTCCAGAGTAACGACCTTGCCGCAGGCGATCTGCTCGCGCGCGTGCCCTGGAAGCATCTCCAGCTCGTCTCCCGGCTTGACGATCTTTCCGCCGTGCCAGTAAAAGCCGCGAACGGCCTTTACCTTCGTCTTTCCTTGTTCGGCCATCTTTTTCTCCGGTGAGAAACCGCCGACAAGCGCGCCGGCGGTCTCGTGCGTCAAGGCCACGGCGTTACGTCGCCGAGGTCATCAAGGAGAACGCGGCCGGATGGCGAACGCCGACGTCCATCGTGTACATCGCGCGGATGCCGATGATCCCCGCCTGGAAGTTCGCCGTCGGATTGACCGCGATTTCCAGAACGCCCCACTCGCCGACGACGACCGTCGACCAATCGCCGAAGAGCATGTCGCCCGTTGGTATTTGCATCGACGACATTGCCGGGAAGCCGGCCATCTGGCCATCCCACA